CTTGGCAATCAAGGTGTCTTGTACGTCTAGGTCTTCACGCACTCCTGCGATAAGGTTGTCTCGTCCTTGATACCGTTCGCCTTCACAGGTGTACCATGCACCACCCTTTTCGATGATGCCCATGTTAACTGATAGATCTACAAGGTCACCAATAATGTCGATTCCGATAGAATCACCACGGAAGTAGAAGTCATACTCTCCCTGCTGGAATGGAGGTGAGGTCTTAGAAAACTGAACGTCCCAGATGATCTTACGACCAACAACCTCATTGATTAGTTTGTCTCCAATCTGGATCTTCTTTTCTAGTGCTTGCTTCTGCGACTCAGAAGAGAATAGTTTGATAACAACAGATGAATAAAACTTAGTTGCCTGACCACCTGTGGGTTGCAACTGTGTGTACATGGCAGAGATCTGATTACGCTGTTGTGAGATAAGAATAAGTAGTGTCTTCTTATTAGCGTAGTTCAGCATCTTTACTGCGTTGCCCATATCCTTTGACTCAGCACCAATCTGCTTTGTGTTCTCCAAGTCTTTCAACTCTTCATTACCCTTCTCAAAGTAGATGGCGGGTAGGAGAGCAGAGATAGAGTCAACAACCAACACATCAATGCCTGCCTTCATAAGGTCTGTGCCTGTGTTTGCCATATCATTAGTTGTCTTTGCTTCTGATACGATGAGGTTTTTTTCATCTACCCCCAACTTGTGTGCCCAGGATGGATCGAACGATTGCTCTGCGTCGATCCAAGCACAGGACTTGCCTGCCTCCTGAGCCATACTTACGATCTGTAGACACAGGGAAGACTTAGCAGCACTCTTACTGCCCCAGATGAGGGACTGCCTACCATAAGGCAACCCACCATTGAGGGCACGAGTCAAAGCATGGCTAGGCAAGGGCTGACGGTCATACTGAATGTCACTACCAAAGTTAATTGCTTGTCGCATCTTTGGGTTTAGTTGTGCGAGAACTGCCTCTACACTCATTACGCAAGCACCCCGTGTCGCCACTCACGTTGCTTGTTTGTCTCTACCTTTTTGTTGAGAGCATCTGCTAGGCTACGCTTTGTGTAGCCTGTCTCATTGAGGAATGCCCAGAAGTCAAGCACACGAATCATAATGTCTGCTAGTTCCTCTACTACTTCCTCGTCGCCCTTCTCCTTGCGGATTGCTTCTAGCACTTCGGTTACTTCGCTATGCACCATAGCAAGTTGCTTGAGGTAGAACACAACGTAGTCTGCCTCATCCATGTGATCGTAAGGCTCGTAGAAGCCCTGACGCTTTGCGTGAGCGTGTAGCGTGTGTGCCAGGTCGTCCATGTCATTTAGATATGTCATTCTTCTCCTTAGTTTCTGATTACTTCTTCCAACGTTAAATCGCCTTGCTTAGTCTTACCGAACTCCATCTTGAATGCTTTGCCCAACTCCAAGCGAGTGTGAGCCATAGCAAAAGATGATGGGAACACAGTTACCGCACGCATCTCTCGTGATGAATTAGCAACCAACAAAGATCCCATGTTTGCCCCAGCCTTAGTCTTGCGAGGCTTCCAAGCCAATACATAGAACTCATCTTCTGCAAAAGAAAGTTGCTTTAGGTTTAGGAACCTAACGAATGAAGCCTTGTTGTCACGAATCTCTTCCACAGGGACAAACTCCATAACTCTATTGTTTGCGACAAGTATAACATAACTCTTGCCCTTCTCAATAGTTGTGTTCTGTTCATCAAAGAATCCTGCGGTGCCTGTACCATCCATGATGTTTACCAGACTCCAACCTTTACCCTGACGGATACCGTTCACTACACCCATGTAGATGAACACACCCTTGTCCTCATGGTCATCACAGTCATCAAGGAATGCATAGAAGTGCGAGGGCACATCCACATTGAACTCTGGTAGATTAAGGTACTCATACAGATTGCTACGCACCTTCTCTTCATCAGCAGCGTTGTCTGGGAATGTCAATGCACCTACGGCATTCATAGCCTTGAGAGCACGGCTGTTAAGACCAGCACCCTTGGTGTATGTCAGTTCCTCAATCTCCTTGTACGACTTGAATGGACGATGATTGAGATACCGTTCGCCAACCAACGCAGAGATATACTTAATTGATGTTATACCGAAACGAATGCCCTTGCCTTCGATAGTAAAGTCTAGTTCGCTATCGTTGATGTGAGGCAACTTGAGGGGGATACCCATACGCTTGCACTCAATAAGGTATTCTGTGCGAGAGTCAGTATCCTTCTCGTTACGCAAGATAGCGTACATAAACTCTAGAGGATAGTTAGTCTTGAGCCATGCAGTCCAGTATGACAACATGGAGTATGCAACAGCGTGAGACTTATTGAATGAGTATCCAGCGTGCTTCTCAAAGTCAGTCCACATGGACTCAGCATAAGTAGAACCAATATGCTTGGACGCACCAGCAACAAACTTCTTCTTAAACTTGTTGAACTCTTTAACGTCTTTCTTCTTACCAATGATCTTACGGACTTTGTTTGCTTCGCCCTTCGTCATACCGCCTAGTTCTACGCAAGCACGCATAACCTGCTCCTGGTAAAGGATCAGACCGAATGTGTCTGCTGTCCAGTCCTTCATCAAAGGTGAGATAAACTCTACAGCCTGCTTGCCATTCTTGCGGTCTAGGTACTGACGACCGATAGACTTCATAGCACCAGGACGAATGAGAGCGTTAGAAGCAGCAAGTTCCTCAAAGTTAGAAACCTGCATCTTGACAAGCAAGTTAGTGTAAGGTGTAGTCTCACATTGGAACACACCCTTGGTGCGACCTGCTGCAAGCATTTCGTACACCTTCTTGTCATCTAACTTAACTTGTGTTATGTCAATCTTATTTCCTGTGCGTTCCTCAATGATGCTGAGTGCGTCTTGCACAACGGATAGAGTCTTAAGCCCTAGTGCATCAATCTTGATAAGACCGATCTCTGCTGCCTCATCCATATCTACCCCGACTACAGGGATACGCTCTTTGGAGGAAGGATCTACACGAGTCTCAATAGCAGTAACCTGCGAGATAGGCTTCTTGCTAGTCACCACGCCTGCGGCATGGATGCCTGTGCCACGGATACGACCACGCAACTGCTCACCGATCTCCACAATCTCTGGGTACTTCTCACGGAAGTCTGCTGTGGTACGAGAGGAGCAGAAGTGATCCCAAGTCTCTACGTTCTTTAGGGCACGGTTGACCTCACCCAAGGGGATGTTGAGCACACGACAAATGTCACGCACCATACCCTTATCTTTGAAAGTTAAGAAAGTAGCGATAGAGGCAACGTGCTTGTATTGTGCTTCTAGATATTGCTTGACTTCCTCACGCCTAGTGTCCATAATGTCTGTGTCAATGTCAGGCCAGTCATCACGGTCAAGGTCAATGAAGCGGAAGAACAAAAGATTATGCTCAATAGGATCTACCTCTGTGATGCCTAGGGTGTAGCACAGGAGTGAGCCTGCACTAGAACCACGACCAGGGCCGACCATAATGTCATTCTTCTTTGCCCATTGGATCATGTTACGCACAACAATAAAGTAGGGTGCAAACTTCTTATCCTTGATGATGGACAACTCTTCTTCCAGACGCTCAACATACTCAGGCTGGTCATCTAGTTTGAGATCCTTGAGACCCTCAAACGCAAGGGTACGAATCTCATCGTCGCTGTCCTTGTGTGTGACAGGAAGCAAGTTAAGATTACTCTTGATGTTGTAATCTTCTACCTTGTCTGCAACGTCCATGGAATGCGTAGCCATTGACTCATCCCAGTCCTCACCCATAGCCTCTACCATCTCAGGGTAGTCAAGCAAATGAATATCAAACTTATTGAAACTCATCATACGGTCATGCCCATAGAGGTAGTCGAAACGCTCCATGAGGTTGTCATACTTGAGAGACTTCTTAAAGTCTGCTTCCTTATCCATCTTTGCGTGAGTGTTATTAAGTAGCATAACTTCTTGGATGATCTTTTGATCTAACGTTGCATGGTGGCAGTCAGGAGTCACTACAAGTTGGTAGCCACCTTCCTTTGCCAACTCCACTAGTGCAGCGTTCATGCCTGGTTGGTTGTGTGGCATAACCTCAACGTAGAAGTCATCACCAAAGCGATCATCAAACCACTTGAGATGTTCCTTGGCTACGGCAAACTCACCAGCCTCAATAGCCTTGTTAATCATACCCGACATGCAGCCAGAGGTAATGATAAGGTCATCACCGTACTTGTCTAGGATCTCAAAGTCAAAGCGTGGCTTTCGGTTGAATCCCTCCGTCCAAGCAATCTCACTAATCTTAGATAGATTGGCAAGACCCTTAGCATTCTTAGCAAGCACTACCAAGTGATTGTAGTTTAAGTCTAGTGGGTCTGTGCGTTCTGCCTTGTCTCGCTTATCGTGGCGATCCTTAGTGAAGTAGCCTTCGATACCTAGGATAGGCTTGATGCCTGCTTCCTTGGCTACCCGATAGAACTCACGGTGACCTGATAGCGTGCCGTGGTCTGTGATGGCTACTGACTCCATGCCGATTGCCAATGCCCTATCAATATATTCTTGAGGGGTGGCTACACCATCCATGGGTGAGTAGTGAGTGTGAACGTGCAAGGGTGAATACATTACTTGTATACCTTCTTATCTCTGTAGTTTATCTTATATTGTTTTTCAAACTTGGTTGCAAACTGTATGACTCTTTCCTCTATTCTACCATCTACCTCTGACATTGACTTCCATGCCTCCCGCTTGAATGGGATCATCTGAACGATGGGAGTGCCCTTGGGTATTACACCTTGGAACTCAGCAGGAATATACGCAGGACAATGCGTGGGAATGGGGTGCCTGTCTGTATCCACAATACCTTCTAGTGTGGTGAATGGCAAGTCCTGATGTGAAGGATGTTTAAATAAAGTGCTGTACCCCTTGGGGGTCTGAATCTGGAAGGGCAACATCCACTTGAACCCTTGACCTAAATTAGGATAGTGTTGTGTCTGTTGCGTAGAATGAGTAAAATCTAAAACCTGAAAAGGCATGTTTGGGTGAGTGACCCTTGAGAATTCATCTAAGTTAAATTGTATATCGCAGGGAGTCTTCCATATGTATCCTTGAGTCATTGCATCAAATACAGGCATACAACTCTTGATAGTTCTATTTACTCCACCGTCTTTAGTTAGCGGCAACTCTTTTGTTTGCTCATCAATGTAGGGAAGTGTTTTTACATACCAGTCTGGCACGCATTTGCTTGCAGGCACAGGGGCTTCAAAGCCTACTGTCTCTGGTCGCATAAGAAATTTTATGTTTGGCATTACCTTTCCTAAGTATATTTTTGGTGGGGGGCTTTCTCAGCCCTGACCAAATAGTTTGCTGCTTTTATTAATTTGTTTAGACGGAAGGGGGTGGCGGTGAGGGCATTCCCCACCGCCAACCACCTTACCAGTTAATGTTTGTGGTGCTTGCAGATGAAGTGGGCATTCCACCCTCAAAGCCAAGGTAGAACTGCTCTTGCTCTGCGTAGGGAACCTTACGAACAACATTCTCAAGATTGTATAGTTCGTATGGTGACCAATCGAAAGGCTCAGAATCAGGAGCAGTTGGGAGCAACACATAGGTAGTGTCGGTTCCTGTGCCCTGACGCTTGATCTTCCAAGTTAGGTTACTGATGCTGCCCGTGTCGGAGGTGTACTCCAACATAGTGTGAACAGCAGACTGCTTACCTAGTCCCTGTGACCATACTGCGATGTATGGATCTTCCATGCCGTCGTCCACTAGGACATTGACGTAGAAACGGTTACGACCGCCCCAGCCTGCCTTTGGATCTTTGCGGTGCATCTCCTCTGCCCAGTCTCGTCCCTCTGACTCCATGGTACAAACAGCCTTACGCTTGTAGTCCTTGGGATTGGAGTGCTCACGAACGACGATAGCAAGATTGCGACCTTCGTCAAAGTTTGGTGAGTCCTCGTCTAGTTCGTTAGCAAAGCGAATCTTTGCACTCTGCCCGTCGTCAAGTTGTAGCCAACGTGTCTTGGGGCCACTTGAGTCGTATGTCTTCTTGTTAACAATTGTCTCTACGTTTTTGAGACCTTTTACAATGCTCATATTTTTTCTCCTAGTAATGTTAATGGATTTTGTACTTTATCATGTAATTTAGTTATATCTTCTGTTGTAAGATCACCAACATCCTTGTAGCGATCTGGCAACCCTATAATTATACCACGAGTACCCAACTGAGTCAATACCTTTTCACCCATCATTTTTCCTGCCTCATCGGTATCTGGTACAACATAAACTTGATTGAAATACTTTTTCATTAGGTCGCATTGCTTATTGGATACGTTTGCCCCTAATGTAGCAACAGCGGGAACGCCCTCCTCGTGCAGCCTAATGGCATCAAACGATGACTCTACTACATAGACATACTCCGAACTTCTAACCCTGTGTAGGTTGAATAGTATCTTTGATTTAGGTAGTTTGGGGGTGTTCTTGAAGTCCTTGCCCTCAATGCTACGAGCCACCCATCCCACACAGATAGTTCCACTTGGATCAAACTGAGGAACTGTCACCATATCCTGTGCCTGTGAGTATCCTAGTTTATATGTTGTTAGGTTTGTTATTCCTCTACCCGCAAAGTAGTCACGGGCACGGTCACTTGAAAGTGCTTGCTCATGCAGCCTTGTTACCGTTTCGTTATCAAACTGAACATAGTCAGGCTTCTCAACCAACTTCTTGTCTAGAACATCAACAAAGTTTACCTCTTGCTCATACTTCTTGATAAGACGCAGGGCACTAAACTCATTCTGGCCCGTCATCTCCATCACATACTCCATGAGAGATGCAATCTTGCGACAGCCAAAGCAGAAGAACGTGCCGTTCTCTTTGTCGATCTCAGCAGCAGGTGTTCGGGTGTTGGCATGGTACGGACAGAATATGATCCAGTCCGTGTCTACTTCTCCTGCTATGGTGCCGCCTGAGGCAAGGATGACTCTTTCGGTCTGTTCTGGTGAAAATAGACTGGCTTCCCGCCTTCTACTCCTTCTAGGCACTTTGCTTTTTTCCTTCCGACGTATGTCCCGTATATGGATATTTCAAATTCGTAATATGATTTCTGATATGAAGTTGTCCATTCTGGCATGAGGTCAAGGCGTGGTACATATCCTGCCTCCCGCATTTGTTCTTCTAGTACCTCTGAGTAGATCTGCTGCATTCGGGAGAACGCTGTGGATGATATGATCCTTCCGTCAATAGAGAACCTTTTGATACTCCGATGTGCAGTTTTCATGGAACATATTATACCATCATTTACTCATTTGTGTAGTCTTTTTCAACACCGCACTCCTGACAGATCTCTCTACCCCTCCACTCAACGTAGTCGTGATTACAGGTCGTCATCCTCAAAGTCCTTGTAGATAAAACTACCAGAGTCAAAATCTACTGTGAGCATAAACTCTCCTAGGAATCCGTTACGGTTCTTGCGGAATACACATTCTAGCGTATCACTATTTGCTGCCCTGCCCAGAGCCAACAGCCAGTCAGCGTCATATGCAATCTGGCGTGACCAAGAGGTCTGACCAAGGGTAGGTGCTACGTCCATGCGGGTTACGTCATCAGGGGTAGCAGATGAAATAGCCACAATAGGAACAGCACTTGATAGGGCAAGCAACTTCAACTCACGGCTTAGATTCTTCATCTTAACAACCTCTGAGTCTGCCTTGGTGTTAGAAGTCATCAAGTTAAGATAATCTAGGAAAACAATGTCTGGTGAGTGCTGGTCAATCTTACCACGCACAACAGCAGGATTGATCTCGCCAATACCCTCATTAGAAATGATATGGATAGGTGGCTTGCCTGCGAATGTCTTTTCCATCCATGACTTCATTTGATCTAGTTCTACTTCACCACGGCTCAACTTGCGATGCCGCCACATTCCTGCACCTAGCACGGTGAAGAAGCGGTTGCGAACCTCTTGCTCTGTCATCTCCATAGAGATAACAAGTGGTGAGCGTCCCTGCATCCATGCCTGTGCCGCCATGTAAACAACGAACCAGGACTTACCAATAGCAGGGTAGGCAAGAAGCACACCCAACTGCCCTGGTGTGATGCCTGCGGGTAGGTAGTTATCAAAGCCTGGTAGCCCTGTGCGAATGCCGTGGGAGCCAGACTCATTTAGGATACGAACTTGCTCAAAGTAGTCCAGAGCATTGTCAATGTCTGATACGTCTAGGTCACGAACCTCACTAGTTATCCTCTTTAGTTCAGCAGCATCAGCAATCAACTTATCCAATGCCTCAACAGTCTCACCCTCCTGAACGGACGTTGCCGCTGTGCGTAGAGTGTTGCGAAGGTTGTCCCGCAGGTAGTCAGCACGCAATTCGTCTAGATGGTGCTTGGTTGCTCCTACCTCAATCTGTGGCTCAAAGTCAATAAACCTCTCCTTCACGAGATTCACGGTGGGCACAACTTGGTTCTGCTCGTAATACTTCCGAACAAACTCCCACACATCCCCGTGTGTGCGGAACAACTTAGTTGCATCTGCCTGTAGCAGAACGTGAATCTGTGCATCTTTTAGGACTGCACTCAACAGCCTATCTTCTAGGTTAGTAGCCACGCTTTTGCCTTCTTCCTGTTTTCTTCTCGTAATCTTAAATCTTCTTCTATTTCGTTTTTCTTAGTCAAGAGGTCATCACACTTGTACTTAAAGGTATCCCATTTTGGGGTAGTAGCACAAATAGAAATGTAATAATCTATTAACTCAAGGACAGTAGGCATACCGTAAGAATCTACTAAATCTCTAGCAGCCCATTGTTCTGTGTTCCTATTCATTTGTGGGTAGAAACCATAAGTATTATACACCGAATCTTTCCAATAGTCAAGTACGGCATACTTTGGTTGTTTCTTAGCCACTTAGTTCCTCCTTGGCTTCTGCCAATTTATTTACCAACTCTTGCTCAACGAATGCATAGACTCTATCTGATGCATCTTTAGTGGTTTCACCTTCACGAACATAGTCCTCAACAGAAGCGTCAAGGCGTAGTGACTGGAAGTTTCCAGTATTAAGTGTGTAACCTAGTGTCCAAGTAACCTTGGTGTTTTCCATAATAACCTCCTTCAAAGGTTTTCTCTATAAGTATATTATACACACTACCCCTGATTTTGTCAAGGGGTCAGTCGTATATTTCTTCTGCGAACACAGGAATAAAGTTTCCTGATTTATTTTTAGTATATAGTTGTGTCGAATCCCCCATGGCTATTGATAACTCTAGGGCCGTGGGTGTTTTATTATTTGTAATGAATCCATCTTTACGAGGTCGTCCTATGTGCTGCCCCGCTAAAATCTCTCTCATATCCTTGATTGTATCCTCGCTGTAGTATGCCTTTTTACCGAACACAGGGATGCCGTCCTTGGTAGCACCTACAGGGGGTGGTAGAATACCACGGCTAACTAATCTAGGCAGGGATTTTCGGTGTAAGTTTAATAATCTAGCAGTTTCACTAACTAGGTATGCACGCCTCCGCTTCTTCTTCCATTCGGACAGAGGGATCATAAACTTTTCCCATCTATTAATATCATGTAAAGTAATCATTCCTTGTGCCCTGGAAATGTGAATCTTCTTAACTAATGTTCCATTGAGGAACCATAGGGTTTTGGTACGACGAGGTGCACGGGGAGGTTTAACATCCGACATTACTGAGGAATTCCTACCGCTACAATATTAACTGACAGGGAAACAGATCCAGTAACGTTGTACCGAACCGTGTAGTCAACACGACTTGTCGTAACCTCCTTGATCGACACAATTATGTTATTTCCGTAGTTGTTCTTTCCCACGTTCACAGGGCTTACTGTAACTACGGGAATGTACTTGTAGTCTGTAGGAAAGTTGAAAGATAAATCTTTTGTAGTATCAGCAATAACTGACTCGCCACTCACAACCTGCTCTGTGGCTGTAATAAACTTCAATTCACTTGTTTTAAAGTTTTGATTACCCATTGTAGTAGTATAGATTGTTGAGTAGTTTGTAGCATTATCCGAAACCTGTACCGCCAAATCATTGATGGCAGATGCAAGGGAATAGATATAGGCAACGTCTAGTGGTTGTCCTCTTTCGGGTAAGGGTACTCTAGCCATAGTCCTATTATACCACACTAGGGTTGGGATTGGGAACCGTGAAATATACCCAATGGGAGGTGCGGTTCTCATCAAGAGATACCACACGGGCTCTGACCATGAAATAGTCCTCTGGAACCTCAGGCATATCTTCGTACTTTACTTCTACTTTTTTAGACATTACATAACCTCTAGACCAAATCTAAATTCTAGGAATGAGTTAGAACCAGCGATCTTGTTGACAATCTCATCTGGGACGGTGTATCCAGACATAACATATAGGGGGTTTGGGGTGGTTTTATTATCAAAGCGCATTGCATCGAATGCTAGATACCAATCTGCACTACCGTTTGATATTTCCATTTCCACCCATCGTGTTTCTTTCCAGGTAAAGTTTGCGGAGTAGATTAGATCGTCTAGTTTCTGCTCTAGAACCTGATACTTTTTGTATGTTGTTGAGTCATCTTCATCTGTAAGATTTGGCTGTACGGTGAATTCTGCGAAACCTGATGTGGGGTTGCCTGGGTCACGCATAAACCTTAAAGTAATTGTTGGTGGGGTAAAGTTTGTTGTGGTAGGCTCCTCAGGTGTTGTCTTGTGTAGGGCTACCGCCAATTTAAGCAAATCCTCTGGTGAGTTTTGTGATAGGTCTACGTTACGACCGTCGATGTAGATCTTCTTCTGCGTATCGCCACGAACAAATAGAGTCTGATTTAGGAACCTTGCTCCTTCATCTCTGCGATCATAGCCGCTTGTTACTTTGTGGACAAGGGTTTGGTTAGAGGCATTGCACCAGAACACTTCATCTACAACACGAATGACCCCATCCTCATCAGCAAGTGTCTTTTCCGATAGAGGGTCAGCAACTACAGGAATAGAAATGGGAACGTTAGGATCGGCATCATAAATCTTCCAGTTCTCACTATCCACAAAGGAGAAGATAAGTCGGCTATCGCTCTGTGAGAGGGCATTTGAGCCATCTGACCATACCCCAACCTCTGTAATGCGGTAGCGAGGATCAAAGGGAATCTCAGCAGCAAAAGAGATTTGATCTCCTAGCAAAGACCTTGCCGAAATAGGAACACGGAACATCTCAAACTTCATTTCTGTCTCATCTCCCTTGGCTAGTTCCAAAGGATCGGCCCCGCAACCAAAAGATATATAGGAGGCATAGGAGGGAACCTGACCCAATAGGTACTTTCCAATAAGGTCTTTGCCGTTATTGGTGATCATGGGTTTACCTCCAATTGTATTAATTCGTGCTCTGTTGCAACTTCAAGTTGGACATATTCATCCTCATTGACACTATCTAAGTATACCACAAACCCTGTGGTATCGCTCTCTACGGCTGCCTCTAGGTCAGGGATTCTCTTGGACATATCAATAGCAAACTTGTTGAAGATGTTTCTAATATCATTGTTTAGCATAAGGTTTAGGCTGTTGAACTGCATCTGCAACTCATCAACATTGCCTAGGTATCGGTATGCTGTCTCTTCTCCATTGATATTGTCGTGCCTTGCTACAGAAAGAATTTCGGTGCCGCCAACATCTTGAAAATATAGTTCCTCCAATTGAGACACAGACATATCAGTCTTGGTCCAAGTAACTATGTTTGTATCTCCAACCTGCACATTAGCGGTTATAGCATCCTGTCCCTTAGGTGGGGGAGGTGGAGGGGGTGGTGGAGCAGGAGGTGGTGCGGGTGCTGGGGCTGGGGCTTGATACCCTGCCCACCAGTTTCTTAGCCTTGTAGACTCTGCTGTTCTACTTTCACCAGTAGCCTTCCAATGCTCGTGCTCTCGTTGTAGGGCTGCTTGCAATTCAGCATAGGTAGCCATCTTACACCTCCACCAAATACAAAGACATATTTACGCCTTGCTCAGTTTTACCGTAATCAACCTGATATGTTACAAACCTTTTCTCTTCATTGGAAATGGCATCAACACCATCTAGAACCTTGTAGTTGAGGGTATAGATATCGCCCAACTCTGTGTGCTGCAAACCAAAGGCATTGATACCAATCATTTGCTTTGGCTCCATTGTTTTGCTCATAATCCACCCTATCATATTTTCTGCCTGTGCCGTGTTTTGGATGTAATCACTACTCATACCATCGAAATCTTTTACACCATACTTACTACGAGATGTAATAATTTGATTATACTTCTCACGGTACTCTTGGGCAGAAACATTTGTGTCTGGATTATTTAGTTTGGACAAGTCTCCTACCTTGCCGTAGTAATCGTCTACGGTAAGTTCTTTTGTTGTGTCTTGTGTAAAGGACACTCCAATAATTCTCAAGAAGTTGCCACTATCTGCGTCAAGTTGCAATGCTGTGTCTGTGTTATTGAATACCAAAAACTCTGCTCCATATGCTCCTGCTATGAAGCCAGAAGTGCTGTACCCCTTTGCATTACTAATTGGAGAAGCCAGCATAGCGGCAAGTGCTGGATATGCCTGATCGTACTTGGCCTCTATATAGGCACACTCTCGCATAATGGTTCCAAACTCATCAAAATACATTTGATAGTCTGGGGCACCTTCGGTCTTGATTCCTGATAGGTAGGACTCACGAACCATTCCAGAGATTCCATACTTTCTAATTGACTCTGTTTGAGTAATGCTCTTTGTTCCAAAAACATCAGAGATATTATTTGCTGCCACCGCAGATGGGTTTTCGGATATTCTCTCAGTCAAGGCATAGATGTTGCTGAACATACACTTTGCTTTTCCTCTTACAAACATGGCACAAGTGTTTCTTGGCCTTTGAATTGGATCGTCGTCTGTGACAGTAGCAATTTGCTTGTTGTTTAAGTATAGATAGAATGTGCGAGAGTTAGATGTGTCCTTAAATTCTACACCCATATCATAGATGGTTTCTTTTTCGTTTGTTGATATCCTGAAACTCTCTGTAAACTTTCCTTCATTTACCAAGATCTCTGCAAGACCTTCCCACATAACCAAGGGGATCATCTCGCCATCTTTCTCTTGCATTTTGTAAAAGAATATGTTAGATAGTGTAACTGCACCAGAACCAATCTTCTGGATCTTTACTGTCTCCGCACCGTTGTAACTGTATTCTCCATCAATACGAATGCGTACCTTTCCTTGCTTAACCTCTACCGCCTCTGCTGTCCACTCCCCAGATAGTGCTTTAAGTGATGGATCTGAGCCATTGTACGTTACTACAAACCTATCTGCTTCTTCTATGTTGTGCTCAACACCTGTTGAGATGACTACCTTAGATGTTCCTCTGTCTGGGGTCATGGTTACTGTAGCGTTGTATGTTGGGTTGGCTGGATTCTTGGGGTTGCCGTCCTCTGATAGGGCCACCAATTCATAGAAGTACCCACCACTTGTAGTTGGATCTACCTGAATGGCTAGGCCACCTCCACCACCCACAATGTTAACCTGCTCAGATGGGTTGTCTGGTTGTAGCGTTACATATTCACTCTGCCCCACGGCAGTTTGCTTAGTGTTAGAGTTAGAGAGAATCTCTCCAATAATTCTCATGCGAGTGCCGTAGTGATGATATGGGGCTTCGGCACCAAAGTCCTTCAAGATATATGTTAGGTTGTCTGCGGTTTTGGCTTGGTTGTCTCCACGATCTTCAAAGTCTTTGGGGCCAGTAAATACAAGTGAAGAAGCCTGTACCGTTCCTCTGTTGGTTGAGTTAAATCTAAAGTTTTCCTGTTCCGTCTGGAATGTATCTGCTAAAAAGTTTTTGATAACGCTAGTCCTGTCTGAGTTTCTAGCATTAAGATGGACGCTATCATCCATAGCCGAGATAGCATTATCCATACCTAAAGGATATTTGCGAATGTGGTCAGGGGAGTACAAGTATGATGAATCCATTTGCAAACCGTAGCAGTTTGTGTTGTCTGTCCAGTATTCGTTTAGCCCTGCTTTGTGCTCTACAATTGGCGTACCAAATTGACCACGACCATGAGCGTTGATAGAAACATAGTTTCCGTTTTGATCATAGGTTGGCTCTGCCCAAATACGCACACGACCTGTGGCATAGATCTTGCCCCCAAATGGCAAGTCTGCTAAGTATCCCTGGTAGTCATCGTTGTCTGTGACCCACCTAGTTCCTAGTCCAGATATAGAAAATTCAATAGCATCAAACCTAATAATCTCTCCGTTAGCATAAAAGTATCCGTTGGCTCGCCCCAGCCAAGTAATGCCCTCACCAAACTCCATTACGTTATTTACTATTTCTCCACCAACAACCTGTGGCTCTTGATCTGTAATATCCTCTGATAAGGGGAGAGCACTCAAGGAGTAGATGCTACCTTCTTTAGATACGGTATTGTATGTTCGCAATGTTTCATCAGGAGCAATCTCCCAAAGTAGCACAGGCTTGTATGTCCAGTTCTTCCATCTTGACGTATGGAATGCTTGCTTTATTGTTTCGAACTCTCTTTGAATGTACCGTTCAGTAAATGAGATGCTTCCGTTGTTTACTACCTTCTTTTCTCTTGACGCAATACTTATGACGTTAGCCAATCCCTCCTCATCATTTTCTGCACGCAAGACACCAACGGCTTCTCTTTGATTAGAGAACAGCCACTCACGAGTACCAACACAAAGGTTGTTTTCCTCATCAAACCACATAGCACATTGGCTGGCGGTAGCAAGTTGTTGCAAAATCTCTGCTACGTTTTTGCCAGAAGAAACAAAGAAGAATGGGATAATGTCGTCTTGCTCATTTTCCAATCGGTAGAACTTGTAGTTTGTAAAACCTATATGGTCAAGCAGCATTACGATAGCAAAGGATAGAGAGATATCCTGCAAGAACAATTCTGGTGCTTTCTCACTTTCCAAGAAACTGTACTTGTCTCGTAATGTAACATCTACGGTATCAAACTGACCAGTCGATTGAGGGAAGCCATCAGAGTACAAGGTCTTGATAGGAATGTGAACGTTTTGTTCCTCTGTTTGTATTTTACCCAATGCGCTTTCATTAGACACAATCACATTCTTTACAACATCATAGAAAGTTACCTTAATTTTTGTGTGCATTACTGTGTCTACAATCTTTCCTGCATTTGTAATACATAGCAGGCTATCAGTATTCTCGTAGGAGAATGCAGCATCATTGTTGTTTATTCCCATAGTTCCAGTAGAAGCAAGCAACTTGCCGACAGGCAAGGGGCTGTTTGCTAAATCTCCAAGAATCTTAGACACGTTAAAGGTCATAACTCTATTTGTTAGATCTGCTACCAATCGTGGTGACATTTCAATAAGATCAAAGGTTTGGTTTGGCTTGTTCATGTTTGTGACTACAATACGGATGCCCTCAATATATTGCACTTCCTTATCAGTAATCTCATTTCTTACAAGGTCGCTTGCTACAGGGGTTGTGTCTCGTAGTGTAGCATCTATAACGTCCCATCCTTCAATTGGTTCTACTACCTTCCACTCTGGTCTGTTGTACTTGTAGTACGCTGATGCGGATTCTACCCAGTATGTGTCTCCTTCTTCTGCTGTATTTGGTAGAGCATTGGGGGTAGGCATGATGCCAACAATCTTTGCGTCCTCCCCCAAAGAATAACCAAAACCTAATTCCACATATCCATCACTAGGAATGTTTGAGTCTGTAAGAGTCTTTACTGTTTCCCAATCTCCATTGACTCGCAACTGTACATACCAACTAGTAGGTACTGTAGCATTTTCTGAACCAAACAAAGGATCTTGTATGAGGTCATCTCCTACACGGAATGGCCCAAGGTTTTTTTCTCCCACATTTGTCTGCATCTTTATTACGATGCGATTTGCAGGGACAGGACTCTTGTACATAACATAGGGGGCAACGTCATCAATGGTTCCATCCTCATTAGAGATACCTCGCTCCTTACCGATCTTATCAACACGGTATGAAGTCCAATACTTAAATGAGTCAAAGCGTGAGCCCATGTAATACCTTGGACGCTCTGCAATAAAACTACCATAATTATTAATGTATTGTGCCGATATTGTGTCTGATGTTGTGTACCCTAGGTACAATGGCTTGTTGATACCGCTACGAGGGCGGTTGGGGGTTATGCACTCTGAAAGTGAGTACAGCAAACGCATACGCTCACGATTGTCTGTAAATTGAGTAGGTGTGCTTGCTCCTTCTTGGTAGTATTGACTGGTGACAACTGTATTGCTGTCTGTAGCATTGGGGGCATTCTCAACTACGTTGCCGTTCCTAACCTCATAGTTGCCTACTGCCTGAATATTACCTGGAATGTTCATATTCCATTCTGCTATCACACGACTATCTGTTTCGATAGTGTGAGATGTTTTCATGTAATTCTGAAAATCTTCTTCTCCGTACATTATGCTTCGTCCAGACTCACAGATACATTCCACATATCGTAAATGCCCCGCTTCTCAATAGAGAAGTTAAATGAGGAAAAGAACATCTGATACCTATCAGGGAAATAGTTTAGCATTTCCATTTCGTTTCCACTTGGAGTTCCATTCTCGTCAACATACTTATCAAAGTTATCGTATGACAGAAACACCCACATTGGTCCTTTGGTATTTCTGTACCAATTTACCATATCTACCCCACCAGCACCTCCGTCTGCTGTATACTCACATCCTCCTGCGGGTGTGCGTGATCCATCCATAGCGTATGTTGTTTTGTTGTGATATGATCGTGAAGGCAGCAATCCCCAAGAACAGTTGATTGCTAACTTGTCTGCTGTATGGTATGACCTCATATTACCATTTACCATACGCATTCTATTTTCTATTCTTTGAAAGTCCATTGAGATAGGGGATCTGCTATGATCAGAGACAACGATGAAGTCTACCCCTTCTTGCCCCAAAGGATATGTTGATCCAGAATACTGACCAGACTTCACAACCTCGCCAGGATTGTTTGACCACAACATAGCCTGTGGTCGGTTCCAGCGTTTGCGATTATCAATGTAGGAGTTTCCCAAGCCAGTTGTAACTGTGGGTCCATATAGTCCAGCCATTCTATCCTCCTGTATTCTTCGTCTTGTCTATTTCCAACCTACGGATAACAATGTCTGCTACTTCGTTGGCATTTGCTCCTGCTGCATCTACCCTTACGCTGTTATTCATAAAGTTGTTTGTTACGTTTCCTGCTATACCACCCATTATACCAGATGAGACTGGGGAGGCTGTTTGAGATACGTTAAAAGATGCTGTTGTCTTTGGTCCAATCATACCCTCATACTTGGTTGCGTCAAAGGAAATTGATGACATTTGCTTGGCAAGTGCTGCTGACTGCTTTCCTACCTTTTCGCTGTACTTAACAGGATCAAATTCTCCTGACTTTATGGCCTTCATTGCTCTTGCTGTCGCTTTTCCGAAAGAGTTCATAAGATCTAGGTTTTGCTTAATCTGTACGCCCTGTGCCTCTTCTATTTCTAGACTCTTAAGTTCTAGATTATTAATGTCCTCTAATGCCTTGAACTCTTGCTCTGCCCGACCAATTGCCTTGTCGTGCTCTGCTGTGCCTGCTGCTATCTGCCACTCAGCAAAAGCAAGTTGCTTGTCGTTTTCTTTAACAATATCCTCAATAGTTTTTAGACGACCATCTTCAATCAAAGCAATTTGATCTTGATATCCAAGAATATTCTTGTTTGCTTCTGAGATAAGAACTTCCTGTGCCTCAATCAAAACTTCTTGCCCATAGATCTTTTCTTGAATGTTGTAGATCTCATCTGAAATTGCTAATGTTGCAAGTTTGTTTTGGTAAGACTGCTCCTCTAGTACTCGTTGCCTATCATCAATTTGATCACGAGTAAGACCACTATCTTGTCCCGTCAAAGAATTTACAGCAGAATCTCTTGCTGTTTCTAGGGAAGAAGAGAATGCTTGTGCTGCAAAATCTGCCTGCTCTGATTGCATCTGTGCAGCGGCTTGAGCGGCAGCACCAATATCACCACGGGAAAGAGCATCAGACAATCCTAGTTGTGTCTGCTGAGACTTAGCAATGTTTTGATTTATTTGCTGTACCTTGGTTAATGCATCAATTCTTGCGTTGTATGTATCATTAATTGTTTCTTCCTGGTACCCCATAAGTTTGAGGTCGTGTGAAAGCATATCTGATTCACGCATACGCAATTCATCTTCACGATTCATCAAATCAATCTTGCGTTGCTTGTGCTCAACTTCTCTCTCGTAGCCATCAATGACTTCTTGTACCTTATCTATTTCTCTTTCGTAGCCATCAATAAGATCCTGTTGTCCTTCAATAAGTTCTTCCTGTGGTTCGATCTGTGTTGCCCTAATCCATGCTGCCTCTTTATTATAAACATTGTTATCAACTTGGAGATCGTTCAGAGTCTTACCGCCAAGGGCAGCACGCTCAATTGCCATTGATGTTACCATCTTGGACACCTTCATTTGCGATAGCAGGTAATCGTTTTGCTGCTTAATTTGATCATTAATTTTTTTCTGTTGATCTATTTGCGTGGAATCCAAATTAACAATTCTTTGACCAAGTTCTGTTGCTTTCTTCTTTTCTGCGTTTGTCCCATTGTACAAGGTAAGAAGGGTTTCATTGCCTTGAATGGTTTGGCTGAGAAGGGTGTCGCCTAGTTCATCTTGCACCGTTCCCTTCTTTGCCTCTTCTTCTTCTCTAGCCCTTACGTCGTCACGTTCTTTACGGAAAGCATTATTGTTAGACTTCTGAACATACTCGTCTCGTTTGGCTTTGCTCATTTCCTTAAACCTGTCTCTGGCTTCCTTGTCTTTAGCAAGTTCCTGTATTGCCTCCTCAGTTAGACCTGTTTTTTCTCTTAGCCATTGAATGTACCCCTTCCTTGCAATGATCGAGCCCTTTCCTTCTTCTACGATTTTTCCATAAAGTATTTTGGATTCTTTTGTATCCTCTAGTAGTTGCTCTAGCCAATCTAGTTCTGGTTCACTACCGCCGCTGCTGCCGCTGCTGGTCGGTGGCGTTTTTGTTGGAGCGGGATCCTTTCCGTCGTCGTCGGTCTCCCCTTGGCGTATCAAATCAGAGGGGTTTTGTCGATGGATCCATCGTGCCGTCCATGGATCGTCGTCGGCAAGAGCCATCGCCGCACTAGGAGTTCCGTATTCTTCATACTTAGTCATAACAGTAAGGAGGAACTCCTTTTGTGTATTCGGATCTTGAGCCTCAAACCAAGCAACAAGTTCGTCGCTCCACCCTAAAGTGTCTGTAGCAAAATTAAGAATAAAGTCTGTTTGTTGTTTCTTTGGAAGGTTGTCAAATTCTTCACTAAATATGTGTCCAAATTCTTTAGCAGCGGCGGCAGTTGCTTGCAGGTCACCGTCCATCATTGCAAACAAATCATCAATATCTCCTCCTGCTTGCGTTACTTCAATCATTGCAGTAGTCATATTTTCTTTCAACTCGTTAGCCTTTTCTTCGGGCATTCCAAGTAGTGCATCATCACCAAAAATTGCCTCATACAAAGGTTTCTCTGGTTCAAGTTGTCCCATTAGCCATTGAGCAGAAGGAATCTCTTCTTTGTATTCTTTCCATTTTCCAATGAGGTCATCTATATCCATGCCTTCTTCAATATCAATCAACCCTGATGAAACGGCATTTAGTGCGTTTGGAAGGTCTTCTGCATATGTTCTTAAACTTTTCAAAGACCCGTTTATTTCTTCTATTCCTGCTTTAGCAATAGCAATTCCCTCTGTGTCGTCCCGACCCATAGCCATCCCCAAGTCTGTTTCCCATAACGCAAGGGAATTTTCTAGTTGGTCTTTTGCTGTTTCCATGGATTTTGGATCAAGGAAATCAACTGCTGCAAGGTTATCATCTGTTGCTTTGTTTATTCCCTCTACAAACTCTTCTCCTTTTTCTTTTCCGAGTTCCATATTTACGCTTGACTTAAAACTATCGATAATTCTTTCTTGGAATTGAATTGTTTGATCGTCTCCCCAATCATCTCCATACAATGTCTGCGCTTCCTTTAGGGCATCATTTGATGAATATTCGCTACGCAATTTGGCTAATTCTGCAAACTGGTTCTTTGCTTCTTCTGCATTAATTGCTTCTGTTGCAAGTGCCTCTGCAATTGCTGCTTCACCCTCTTCAATTATTTTAAGGTCTTGAATAGCAGACTCTGCTGCTTGTGGTGCAAAAAGATCAACAGTACCATCACCCTTTGCTATCATAAATACTTGTGTATACCATGATAGACCATCCCATTGTAATCCAGCATTGTTCATTGCTTCTTCCATGTCCCAACCACTTGTTAAAAGTTCTGTTGTGATTCGCAAAGGATCTTTTAGATAATCATTTCCATTGGGGCCAAGAATTTCATTTACGTTCATAATAGAATCTATTGCTATATCTTGATCTCCAACTGCATTTGCAACCTCATAAGAAATAGCATTAGCAAGACTTTCGCTAATGGTTCCTGCCCCAATTTGTCTTGCTAGGTTTTGCGCCAACGACCTTGCCGCTTCGTCTGCTCCACCATTAGACTGTGCAGACTTAACTCTTTCAATTAGTTCTTTACCTACCTCTGCCTCTATAAATCCTTTTGCCTCAGACAAACTCTCTTCATCAACAGACTCTCCTGTTTCTCTTTGTACTTTTCTTTGTGCCTCTTTTTCAATATTAGACAGGTTTCCAAATTGGTCTGAATATTTCTGAATGTCTTCTCTTGCACCCATCATTGTCTTTGCATATTTTGCTGATGCTTCTGCTGCCTCTTGTGTGGTCTTATTTAAATACCAGATTCCCACGCCAGCGGCGACGACGGCAGCAGCAAGAGCAACCCAAGGATTCTTTAGCAATGGAAGAAGTTGTTGAACAGCCATTAATCCAAATGTCGCAGGCATGATCTGTTGTGATAGTTCTTGTAACGGACCAGGAATCATAGATGCCGCAAATACTACACCTGTCATTGCTCCTGTTGCAGCGGATAGTTTTCCACTACCTTTAAGCAATGCCTTACCAAATCCTTTAGCACCCTTAGCAACATTAGTCATTGCAGCAGATGCAACGTTTGTTACTGTGGCAAATCTATTTTGTGCTGCAACCTGCCTATTGCTTGCTGCCACAACCTTTTGATCCGCAACTATTGCTTGCTGTGTTGTTCCTGCCCTTTTATTCTGTAGTGCTTCAAGTCTTTTATTTGATTGGCTAGGAGATCCAGCCAAACCTTCTGATTGCTTTGCATCTGTGTATGGGTCAGAACCCTCTAAGGCTGCCCTTCGTGATGCTTCATATGAATCAGCATCATCTGCCCCATCAATAGCCGCTTGTGGATGTGGACTGTTTCTATCTCTTGCTGCTAAGTATGGGTCACTTCCCTTCAATTCTTGTTGCAGACCTTTCTCATATGCTTGTGCTGCTGCCTTGCCTCGTTGAGTCATTGCAACTGTTTGATAGTTGGTAACACCAGCAGAGTTACCCCGACGACCCCTGTCTGGTAGGGCACCCGCTGCTGTCGATGTTCTCCTATTTGCAACCTTTCCATGTGAAGTTTGGAACACACCATCTGACTTTGTTCCAAACCCCTTTGCCTTTGCAATTCTCTTTCCTTCTTCTGTCAGGGACAGTCTTATGTTTTTGCCCCCCTTCTTAATTTCATTTTGGAATTCTTTAAATGCACCCTTTGTATTCTGTGTTGATTTTTCATATACCTTATTTAGAGCGACTGTATTTTCACCAAGGTCAGTAGTTGCTTGTTCAACAACAATTGCATCGTCAGAAATATTGCGAATATGCTGTTCATATTCTGCTTGTGCAGCATCAATTTGTGCAAACCCAGAGTCAATTTCCTGTTGAGACAAATTCATATCAGTAGAGTAGTTTGCCCATTGCTCTTTTTGCGTATTGAAAGTATTTGCTAATACGTCTGGGTCTAACAAGGCTGTCTTTGCTGCCTTACCAGACATTTGCCCCCCACCCTTTAGACTTTGGTTTACTGCCGATGGAAGATCTAATACTGCGTCTCCAAGTTGTTCAACCTTAACATTTGATGCTCCAACTGCATCAATAAGTTCCAGTTGTGCCTTACCAGCCTTAGTAGCCTGATCACCGCTTGCTCTAATAGATTCTGCGTAAGCGTCCACTTCTTTTGTGCTAAGTCGGATGGGGTCCATAACGTGAGACTTTTCTGTCCAAAGTTCCCCATCTTTATTATACTTTTGTCTTGATCCAAGACCTTCTCGCCCCAACTCTTTTGCCATACCCTCTGATACTTGCTTGGTGCCCTCTTTACTGCTCATTCCCTGAGTGACACCCTGCTCAACAGATTGTGCAATAATTCTTTCTATGTCTGCTTCCGAAACTCCCCACTCTAACGCCTTTGCAATCTTTTTTTCCAATGCACGAGTGTCTAATGCTCCTATATCAAATCCTACTGGAACGGTTCTACCGCCAACCTGTACTGACCCCCCTTCATTAAAGCCTTTAACTGATCCACCATTAAGTGCCGATAAGAATCCACGGTGCTTGTCTGCCTGACTCTTCTTTACAACAAACTCACCAGGAGTCAAGAGTGCAGGAACCCTATCTCCCGTGCCTGATCCTGGTACGTTACCTCCTGTAGCCATCTTTACTGGTGGCTTTCCTGCTGGGCCTGCCCCGCCAGGTACACCTCTCATGCTAGTTGCTAGTGCATTGTATTGACCAACTAGGTTTCCTACAATTGTTGCTTGTGCACTTAAAGTGCTATTGAGAACTGACTCTTGTGTATTCAATTGTGCCGCTGCATTTGCTGCCTCTAGTTGTTCATTGGATAGGTACTCAGCACCTCCACCCAAATTCCTAAGTGCTGGAACAAGGTTCAGTATGGTTTGGAATCCTTTTAGCAGAATACCTGTCAAGTTACCCATCAAACCAATAAACATAACTAGACCAGGGATAACTACACCGATACCTACTGTAAGAAAACCTAGGGCTTTCTTTGCATTATCTCCAAGGTCATTAAACCAGTTTGCAACTTTTGTACCGAACTCAAGAACTGGTGTAATAAGTTTTAATACAGCCTCGCCAATTGGAGCAATAGCAACTTTAAGTTGTTCTAGTGCAGAGGTGAATCTCATTGTTGAAGACCCTGCAATTTCACCTAACTCTCTGTCTGCTAGTGCTGCAAGTTCTGCGGTAGATGTGGTAGTCAATTCAATAACTCGTTGTGCCTGTGATGCGTCATCAGCGATGTTAGTAAAGAGAGCACCCATCCTAGCAAACTGACGCTTACCAAATAGATCAGATAGTAGTTTCTGGGTATCTAAATCAGACAGACCCTCCATGGCCTGAGCCAAAGAATTAATCATGCCCATGAGGTCTCCCTCATTATCTTCTACGATTGCATTTAGGTTGATGCCTAGTTCCCCTGCTCTATCCCGTGCCGCCTTTGCTGGGGTGATCAACCGTGCTAGAGATGTTTTGAGTGCGTTGGCTGCCTCATTTGCTCCAATGCCGCCCTCACGCATAGCGGTAAGCATAACTGCTAGGTCTTGAATGTCGCCACCAAGACCCTGAATAACAGGAGCAACTAAAGGAATAGACTCTGTAACGTCAGAGAGTGCTAAGACAGTTTGGTTCTCAACAGCGTTGAGGAAGTTTACGGTGTCCTCTAGTTCTTGACCCTGAATCTTAAATGCAGAGTTTAGAGAGATCATTGTGTTTAGGGCTTGATCCTGACTAATCATACCCAAGGTAGCCAAATTGGTTGCTTGCCTTGTTACGTTAAGTAGTTCATCTCCTACCAAACCTGTAGCGGCTGCGTCTGCTGCTAGACCTGTGGTTTCTTTTGCTGTGAAGCCTAGGCGAGTCATCTCAATTGCTAATTCTTGTACGGCATCTGCCATTGCGTTGGTTTCATTAATAGAAGTATCAAAGTCACCATAGACCCTCTTGAAGTTAATAACCTCACGCTCAAGATCCATAAATGCTTTGGCTGCCAGACCTGCGGCAATAGTCAAAGGAACGGTAAAGCCAACCATCAACTGACGGCCTGCCCATTGCATGTTCTTACCCCAGTTGAGAATAGAGGTAGATCCCTGCTGCAATGCCCTGTTAAAGATAGACAAACGCTGTGTGGCAATTTGCGAATCCGTCGCCATGCTCTTAATTGGTGAACTTCTGACAACTGTAGACATTCCATCAAGGTTTCTGCCTACCTCTTTGTATTTCCTATTTAGGAGATTTGCTTTTTGTACCGCCAAATCATAGGCTGTACCAGTTTTTGTAATGGACTGACGCATCGTGGTAAATGAATCAGAGATACCTCGTGATGCCCCTGCAAGTGATTTGTCCAACAACTTTGTGTTGGAGGCCATTGTAACAATTTCATTATTAAAGCCTTTAAGTTGGGGCATGGAGGCTGCTAAACCTGCTCCTGCTACCCCCATATTTGCCATGGAGGTACCCGCCATGGTCTTCTGTAGAGTTGCTACCTGAGTCTGCAACGCACGGAGTTGAGCCTGCGCTTTGGCAGTCTCAATATTGATTCTGATATTAGCGTCTGTATCACTCATTATTCAGGCATCTCCATGGTTCATTATACCATAGAGAGTTTTTATCCTAAGGGATTTGAGGGAGCATTTTCATCGCCTTGAGTGAACCTTGCATATCCCATATCTTTGCCCATTTGGAAACCTTTTTGTGCTCCGTACCTTCCCTGCAAAGAAAGAATGTCATTAGCATCTTTAGCCGCACCACCCGATGAAACACGAGCCTGAATGTCCTCAAAGGTGGATGCTTTCTTTTGTTCTGCTTTCTTTGGCTGCGGCCTTCTACCTGTCTCTTTATCTAGATCAACTCCCTGCATGGCTGCCGCAAACTTTTTATCATTGTACTCCTGCTCACGCATACTTTCCAATATCATAATAAGTTCAGCCATGCATAGGCTGTCTTCTAACTCTTCAAAGTTTTTCCATATACCTGATAGGAAAACTTGCGACTCTAACTCAGCGAGATCTAGTTCGTCCCAGGTAGTCCCGCCGCTGGGTTTCCCACTTCATCAAACTTAATTCCTGATGCGGCTTCT